ATTGACCCAAATATAAATCCACATGCCCAGGCGGTAGAAGAACTAATTGAGGCCAGATTAAATGGTGAACATTTTGCTCACGATGATGAGATAGTTGTACTGGCCGATTTGCACAGATATGATAGGAGCGAAAAAGATGAGTAAAATAATAATGAATAAAATATATTGTGCTAATTGTATATCCATAATGCGCCGTTTACCAAACAAATCAATAGATTTAGTTTTAACTGATCCTCCCTATGGCGTTGGAATAATTTATGATAATTATAATGATACTGATGAAGAATGGATAAGATTAATGTCATTAGCTTTGCCCGAGATTATAAGAGTATCAAAAATGGCCATTCTTCCTTCTTGTCAAATTAAAAAACTTAGATGGATTTATAATCATTTTCCTCCTGATTGGCTTATCGCATGGTATAAAGGTTCTCCAGGACATGCTTCTTATATTGGTTTTAATGATTGGGAGCCTCATCTTGTCTATGGCAGAAGGTTGAATAAACTTTACATGCACGATTATTTTCAGACTGTATCATCTCCAAAGAAAGGTACGTTTGGTCATCCTTGTCCTAAACCTAAAGAATGGGCTGAGTGGTTAATTACCCGCGTAGCTCGAAAAGATAAGATAACTATTCTTGATCCTTTTGCCGGAATTGGTACTGTTCCTGTTGTTGCAAAAGAACTTGGTCATAATTATATTGCTATTGATATAAGCAGAAAGTATTGTGACATAATGAAAAGGAGATTAAAATGAGAAAGATTATACGAGGAACAATCGGCAAAACCGCCGACAAATCAAGTAAGTTTGCGTCTCGCTTGAAGCGTATCGAGAAACAACAGGGCGTACATGATGTGGAATTTGAAATGAAAGCGTCTGCCGCTACTACATGTTTTGAAGAATCCATCAGCGCTCTATTCGGTATGCCTGGTATTGGCAAATCAAAATTTGCCGAAGAGATGGGATTTGCCTTGCAGGAGAAATACCATTTATCCGAATCTGGTGTGTATTTTATCCAGTGTGAGAGAATAAATCATAGTTGGAATATCCGCAAATCAATCATACCGACGTGGCCCACGCTGCGTACCTTTGTTGACAAGGCCGAAAAATCACCTGAGTTTGTCAAGACAGTCAAGATGTGGTGTATTGATACCATAGACGCCTTAGTCCCGCTTGGCATCAGCACGATTTGTCACGATATGGGGATAGCTGATTTAAGGGAAGCTACTCGAAAAGTAGGCATGGACGGATGGTTTGCCGAAGCCTGGCAGGAGTTGCGCTATGAATTGGAGTATCAGATATTAAGATTAGCTGCTCTCGGCCCAGGTGTTTTGATACTGTCACATGAGAGAGACAGAAAGAAAACTGAGAATAATCGGGAAGTTGAGAAAGCGTCTATGGATTTGTCCAACAGTATCTATAACAGTATAGGTGACGCTTGCTCGATGATACTTCACATGAGAGTTGTTAATGATGTGACAAGAAAGGCAAAGAGTAGGCCGATTAGGTGTTTGAGTTGTTTGAGTAGTGAGACGGAAGAGGCCAAAGATAATTTGAACGTGTTGTTGAAAAAGTATCCAGAGGGAACGATGAGATTTGCAACAGAGCGTGAGGCCGTTGATAATTTGTTAGGGTGTTTTGGAAAGCAGAAAAACGTTGTCAAGAAGCATAAGAAAGTTAAAAAATCTGTGAGGCGAAAGAGATAACATGAAAAGAGAAGTTCCCAAAAAATATCAGAATTTATATAAAAAAGCTATGTCAGGTAGTAGCAGAAAGGCAGCTATGAAATCTTTCTGTGCAGAGTGTGTGGGATATGTTTATAGTGAGATTGAGCAATGCACTGATGTTGGATGCCCACTGTATCCATATCGTACAAAATAACCAGATTTAGGCGTCCTGAGAGCGTCAAAATTAAGGCTAAAAATGGCAGAAGGGAGGTGTCTGGCAAGTAAATAACCGTATAGTAACAGAAATAGTACTATTTTTAATTTGAAAGGGTAAATGTATGGCGAAAGAATCTGTAGCATCAAAGTTAAGAGCATTGAAAAAAGCATGGAAGGCGGCAGCACCGCGTACAGGTGGTGGGTTGCCGGATGGTGAGTATGAGGGAGTAATTAGAACAGCCACAGTTGGCCTGTCCAAGTCTGATGCCAAGCGGCTTCAATGTATGTGGTCGATAGAAGCCACAGGGCCGGAAGGCTTTGAAGGCCGTAAGCAGATTAAAATTGCCGGACTTGAGACAGAGGACAACCTGGCTTGGTTCAAAGGAGACTTGGCCGTTCTTGGTGTTGATGCACCTGATGATGTAGATGAAATTCCCGATGTTGTTGGTCAAACAGAGGGGCTTCCGATTGCCTTTAGAGTTCGTACCAAACAGGAGTTTACTAACGTGGACTTCATTGGGTTGCTTGAAGGCGTGGAAGTTGAACAGCCGGATGATGACGGCAAAGATGAAGCCGAAAATGGAGACGATGAATTGACAGCAGAGGATGTAACGGCAATGGGCGAGGAAGATGATGAGGGTAGCCTGCAAGCGATTATTGACCAGTATGAGTTGGATATTGACCAAGATGATTATGCAACATACGCTGAGGTGGCAGACTTAATCATCGAGGAACTGGAACTGTAAGGGAGACTAACATGAGATTGAATACTTGATTCATCTCTCTTTTTGCTCCGCAAACGGCCTCGATCACACAGGTCGGGGCTGTTTGCATTTTTGAAAAAGGTTAAAAATGAAAAAAATATTTATTAGTGATCTTCACTTAGGTGACGGTTCTAAATCAGATGACTTTCATAGAGACGATGAATTATCAGATTTAATAACTAAGTATTGGGATGATGATAAATATATAGTGGGCGATGTTGCTGAATTATGGCAAGCACATCTGGATAAAATAATGTGGGCGCATGAAGGGATATGGAAAATACTTAAAGCATCGGGCACAACTTTTATTCATGGAAACCATGACTATCTGCCGTTTAGTAAATTCTGGCCTGAACACTATGAAGATAATCTAATCTATGCTGAACATGGACATCAACATGATATATACAACAATACTTCAATGTTTAATCTCAAGTGGCCTATAGGTAAATATATCACACTTGCTATTGGATGGATGGAGAAATTGTTTCATAAAGATGCCGATGAGTTTTTGCTGAAAAAGTACGGTGAGTTTAAGTATATGGCCGCTAAACTTCAATCAGCAACGACCAATGTATATAAAGAAAATGGCATATATTATAGATATACTCCATATCTATTTATCATACCTAATAACAAAAAAATTTATATAATGGGACATACCCACAAAGCTGCTTTGTTTAAGAATGGTGGATGTATATGGGCAAACTGTGGTGCATGGGTTGACGGTGTTGATCCAACTTATATCGAAGTAGAAGAAAATGAGGAACAAAATGTTGTGGCAGTCCGTCTTCGCAATGGGATTACGTATGAGATTATGAAAGAGGAGACGTTATAATGGCTATTAATGAATTTCAAAAACCTTATACGATAACCAAAGAAGAATTAAACTTACGCTTTGATTATGCTGAAGGCAGAATAACTCTGAAAGAATTTGATAAGCGGTATAAAAAATTATTGAAACAAGGCAAGATTGTTAGAGATGGTAAAACAATAAAATGAGAAACAAATATTATTAACTTTAATGAAAGGAAAAACAAATGATTGGATTATTAATTGGACTTGGTGTAATGGCAATAAGTGGTGCTTTAGGTATGTATTTAGATGTTAAACTGCATATTGAGAATCCGCCTTTATATTGGGCATTGGGAGCAATCGGTGGGGTGCTTGGTATTGTTACAATGATTGTTGGATTGTCAATGTAATAGGAGACACAAAATGAGAACACTAAGAGTACTAAATCTTATGTTATTTATTACTTGTACAGTTATATCTATGGCAAGTAAAAACTACATGGCAGTTTTAGGTTGGCTTTGTGCAAGTATAGTACAACTTAGCCTTTTAACGGAGACACAAAATGAATCGTAAACAAAAACTATTTGCAGGATTTTTAGTACTGTTCTTGATTGTGTTTATGAGCGCCAGTTGCGTGCAGGATGTTCTTACACCAGCTTACTTAGACCCTGATGTAATGGCTATCAACGGCGGCTATGAACCAGTGAATCCATTTTACACAAGCCTGTTTGATGCCATTAGATTAAGGAAACAGATAATAAATAAATTTAAGTATTCTGTTGAGGCTTTGGATTTTAGTATCAGCAACGCTATGGAAATTAAAGACGTTGTGTTTAATCCTGCTGGCCCATTGGCTATGATGTTCCCTGCTTTGGCCGGATTGGGACTTGGTAGATATATGCCATCTCCACGTGAGAAAGAATTGGAAAAGAAAGTTAATGGAGCAACTAAGACAGTTTAAGGAGCAAAACAATCAAAGTGATAATCAAACCGACACAAACTGTAAACGCATAAAATGAATAGCGAAAGTGGTGCTCCAAATGGTTATCAAATGCTTTCTTTAGCTCTTTAAGTTTAGCATCAATGCAAATTAACAAATCATGGTCAGTTTGTTCATCAATCATTTAGTCACCTGCCATTGGTCATAGCGACAAGGAAGTTAGCTATGGCCTTTTTATTCTAAGTATATCTTCCTTATTAGCTGTTGCAACTATATCTTCCCTAACAGCATTTTTTATTTCGTTCATTACTTC